GCAAAAATCTCTACAAGTTCCCAATTTGGGTTTTTCTCTACGTACTCTTTGAAGTAGGATACCTGGATATCATAGCTGGTAGCTTGCATGGCTGAGTCTGTTGATACCCTGACATAAACGCCAATCTTCTTCTTTTGCCCATCAAAATTCTCTTCGTTTCTTGATGTCCTAGTTCGAGCCGGGATAATACTAACTCTTGATGATGGCAGCCTCCGTGTTTGTTCTGCATTCATTAAGCTTCTCCTCCTTCGTCAAGTCTGATTTCAGTTTCCTCCCCGGTCACCCATATTACTTTCAATAAAAAAGATGACTCCGCTACTACACGTGTCATCCATGCCCTTAAGAATCTTGTACTATCTAATTTTTTGTAAAGTTCATTGATAGGATTAGTGGACTGTTTTATTCTACCTAGTTCGGCTATGGCTTCTTTTCTATATCGATCATCTGAATCAATCATCGCCCACCAAGGCTCTCTATCACTGATTTCTTTTTCAACGGCCTTTCTTTTTTCTTCCAGTTCAGCTTCATCTTTATTTTCAATAACGGCCATGCTCTCTGCAAAGAGAGCTTTTTCAAGTTCAAGGCGTAACCTATTCTGCTCTCCGTCTCTGAGCACTTCTGTATTAAGTAGGTTTTTCTCAAGTTGAATGATTTGTCTTTTCGCAGGAGCCTTGGGATCAATCTCAAACTTTTCTATGAAGGCTCTTTTAAGTACCTTGAAGATCATTTCATCCTTAATCCCATCCATTTTACAAAGCCTAGTGCTTTTCCTACGGTTACTGCATCGCCATGTTACATAACCTCTTGTTTGGTAGCGGTGAAAGTTTGCACCACACTCTCCGCAGACTATTCTCCCAGTGAAATCATAGCGTTTATTCGGGCCGCGCTTAACCCCCTTAGTCTTTGGCTTAAGCATCTTCTGGACTTTATCAAATGTATCTCTATCGATAATACCCTCATGATGGTCCTTGATGTAGTACTTTGTTTTTTGCCCTTCATTTACTGCTTTCTTATGGGTCAGATAATCTTCTGTGAATGTCTTTTGGCAAATGACATCACCCACATACCTCTCATTTCTAAGGATTGATGTAATGGCGACATTGGTCCAGTCGTTTCTTCCATTTGCTTTCAAATATCCGTTCCTGATGAAGTGATTTGCAATCTCTGTAGGGGTTCTGCCTTCTAAATACTGTCTGAAAATCTCCCGTACAGAAGCCGCTTCTTTCTGATCAATCACCCAACGCTTACCCTTTACCTTTTTATAGCCAAGGATTCTGACAAACCTACCTTCTCCTTGTTCGAAGCGTTTTGATGTGGCCCAGGTAATATTTTCAGAGGTGCTTCGACTTTCTTCTTGAGCTGTTGCAGCAAGCATGGTGAGAATGAATTCACTTTGCATATCTCCCGTATAGAGATTCTCTTTCTCAAAGAGAACATAAATTTTCTTATCCCTTAACTCTCTAATCACTTTCAATGTATCCATGACATTTCGGGCAAATCTTGAAATTGATTTACAAAGAATCAAGTCGATCTTTCCTGCCTTGGCATAGCGGATCATTTTATTGAATCCATGTCTGCTTTCCATCTTCGTTCCGGATTTACCGAGGTCTGAAAAAACACCGGCGAACTGCCACTCAGGGTTTGATCGGATGTAGTTGGTATAGTGAACGATTTGATTGTCTAGAGAATTCATTTGAAGCTCTTCTTCTGTGCTGACTCTACAGTATGAAGCCACTCTTAGTCTTTCACCATCAATCGCTAGATTTCCTAGACTAAGTTGATTAGAACGGTTTCTTGATGCTCCGTACCTAAAAGTTTCGTTGTTCATGTCTAGTGTGTTTGTTGTAGAAGCTCTCTCCACAATATTTCCTCCTTTCATATAGTAAGCCATCCTTTGATAAATTCTTGAATGACCATCCAAACATCTCTTCTAAATGAAAAACCCTGAAACACACTAAAATCAAGGATTCAGGGCATCGGCGTCATAGTATATATCACTTATAAGCACTGAAATAGCAAGTCATTTCTACTAAATAATGGGACAAAAATAAGCCGATGCTATGAGAATAACACCGGCTAGAGTTCCCGCGATTTTTCTTTTACTCGAATCTCAAATAGGCAGCAAATCCCGCCTTCTTTAATTGCGCCATAAGGGCCTCTGCATTCTTCTTATCACTGAAAGCACCCACTTGTACCCGGTAGTATTTTCTACTGCTAGGCTTCTCAGGCTCTACTTCCACGCCAGCACTGATGAGTTTAAGATTCTCTTTATCCACCCAGGTCATGATACCGGCCTTTTCATCCATGGTACTTTTCAGAATGGTCTTCCCAAGAAGAACGCATTCCTTACCACCTTTGATCACGACTTTATCACCGGATTTATCCTGGGTGATTAAATGATAGTTCCATTTCACCCAGTTTGGAATGATCGGTCCACCTGGATAATAGGTTCTTGCCAATGCTTTGATTTCTACTATGTTGCCGACCTCAAAGACCTCATTGTTTTCATCTGTATTCTCAAGCACCTTTTTTACTGCCGCTCTAAAGGTGTCCATACTCTCCCCATGCTTTGGAAACCAGTGGCCAACATCGGAATGATTAGAGGCAATCCCCTTCTTGTATCCTTCTGCATGGCTGATGATGTCTTTCTCAGTCAGTCCGTACTCTCTACAGAGAAACACGCATAGATCCACAGCATTTTTCCAAGCAGCTCTAAAAAAGGCTTCATTCTTTTTGGCATCATAGCCTACCATCTGATTTTTAGAATAAGAAAACCCACCCGGCTCACATATCTCGAGACCGATGTAGGTATCATTCGCTTTTCCCCCGGCATGCCAACCCCTATGATTCCAAGGAAGGTACTGCCAGATCTCTCTATCATCAAGGAAAGCATGAACACAAACTTGGCGTTTAATTTCTTTCGCTTTGTAAGATTTGTTCCACCAAATGTACCAATCACCTGCCATCACACCTGGCGTGGCAGTGGAGTGAATCATGATGCCTTTGGGTGTGATCTTTCTCCCAGCGGTATAGCAATCATTTCTAGTCATGTACTTGATTCGTAGATTACTTAGTCCCATCCTTGTCACCTCCATCCTTTAGCTGCTCTAGGATGTCTTTTAGCTTCTCTGGAATAGGAAGCCCCAGTCTTGTAGCATTTTCAATGATACTGATTCCTTCATTGGACAAATAGAAGAAAATCACCGCAGTTCTAATCGCGCTACCATCGCCAATAATATTCTGATCAATGATGTGTGCCACTCCCACCAAAGAGAAAATGACCACTTTTTTAAAGATTCCCTGAGCACCTACATCGCTAGACAAATGTTTTTCTAACACTGCACACATCACACCCATGAGATAGTCCACCACTACAAAGGCAATCAGGGCATATAAAAAACCATCGTAGCCTCCTAGAAAATAACCAAGCCATCCGCCAACCGCCGCGAATATCATCTGAATGAAATTCCAAATCTCTCTCATAGTTCTTCCCTCACTTTCGTAATTTTTTGTATATAAAAAGACGCCCCCACATTGAGGACGCCTGGTATCTCTACTTTGTTTGATGTTTTTTAATAGGGCGCGAAGTAAACATAACCGCTTGCCTTTACATAGAAGCCATTACCAGGTATGTAGATAGCCCCATCGAATGTATCGTACTGACTTACCGATAGATCCGGTTGTTCTACTCCCTTCCATCTGATGCCGTCATCGGATAGATACATCATCTTCTCAGTGAACAAAGCGTATTTGTTCCACTCATCCATCCAGATGATATTCCTCGGATTAGAGATGTTATTACTAGCGAGGTCACCGACCCATGAAAGGTTCGTTTCTGTAATCTGTGTGGCATCGTCACTCACCATACAAAGCTTCACATTGTAAATATAATCTCCACCCGTTTTTCTATAGTTATACTTTGTCACAAATAGCTTTTCATTTACTGATTGGATGAACATGTATCTTGTATCGTTCTCATCTTCTGGTATTGTTGTGGTCCACTCATCTGGAGCCGTTGAACTAGCAAGAGCTATTGATTTATCGCCGCCAACCACACCGACAAAGCTTTCTTTATGCGCTGTTAGGTATTTGAAGATGGGGACCTTTTTTTCCTCAGTTGGTTCGATAAGAGTCCACTTAGTTTTCTCTTCTAATGAATCAAAGCTATGATAGATTGGAGTTTTCTCATACCACCAACTAACGATGCCACTTGATTCTTCCGCATCATATGCCGCTGTCGTCATGGCATTGTAGGCTCCTTCACAGAAGCCCGCGTTATACCAAGTGATGCCATCATGAGAAGCGATGATATTAGCGAGTCCCGTGATCTTGGCCAGGAAAACACCGTCATCCGCGTATAATATCTCCGGCTCTCCATTTTCCCACCACGAACACTCCACCATTGTCCACTCGCCGCTATCTTTATCAAAATATGAAACGTTAGGAGCTTTTGCTCTATACACAGCGATCTGAGCACTTCCATTATCATAAATATTGATCTGCTTTTCATCACCTAGCATCTCGTAACCAAAGTCCTCAAGGGTTAACTTTTCCCAGCTAAGTGAGTTCAGTCCAAGGTTTTCTACGGTACCATCGTCAAGATATTCTATCGCCTTAGCTTCATCAATTGGTGTAGTGTCAAAAAACACCATCGCGACGATTGCAATAAAAGCGACAATCATCAAGCTGATGATGAGCTTACCTTTACCACTTTTTATCACTACTTCTCACCGCTCCTTTCAAATGGATAACATACAGACACCATCTATGAACTCAAATATCCCACGATATTCTGACATCTATTATAAAATAGATAACTATATTTTTCCAATCAATTCGAGCGTAAAACCATCTTTTTTAATCGCCCCACTCGGCTTAAGAAATGTAGTTTTCATTAGTATGGAGCATAGTAAACATAGCCACTGGCCTTGGCATAGAACCCATCTCCAGGAATGTAGATCGCACCATCAAAGGTATCATACTCACTTGTTGTGAATGCTGGTTGATGTACCCCTTCCCAGTAAAGACCATCATTGGAGACGCAGAGCATACTCTCTTTTAGAAGGGCAAACTTCCCCCAGTCCTCCATCCAGATGATGTTCCTTGGGTTTGGAATGTTGTTATTGGCAAGATCTCCTACCCAGGAAAGATTCGTCTCGGTGATCTGTGTGGCGTCATCGCTCAATACGCAGAGCTTCACATAGTAGGTGTAATCGCCCCCTACATTGGTGTAGTTAAACTTCATCACAAAGAGAACATCATTCACAGACCGGATAAACATGTACCGTGTATCATTCACATCTTCAGGGATCGTTGTGGTCCAAAGTCCTGGAGTACCTGAACTAGCTCTTGCGATGGACTTATCCCCGCCAACCACACCAACAAAGCTTCCCTTATGGGTGGTCAGATATTTAAAGATAGGTACCGAAGTTCCATCCGATCCAACGAGTGTCCAAGCAGTTCTCTCCTGGAGGGAGTCAAAGCTGTAAAAGACCGGCGACTTGTAGTACCACCAGCTGACGATTCCGGAGTTTCTTGCCACGTCATAAGCACCGCAGGTCATAGCGTTAAAGGCCCCGGGACAATACCCAGCGTTATGCCAGGTGATGCCATCAAAAGAAGCAATGACATTAGCAAGACCCACTATTTTGGCAAGAAACACGCCATCAGCGGCATAGAGAATTTCTGGCTGGCCATAGCTCCACCAAGGAACGCTGACAACGGTCCACTGCTTGGTAGTCTTGTTCCAGTAGGACATGTAGGGAGTCTTTGCAAAGTACACGGCAATTTGAGCGTTGCCATTATCATAGACATTGATTTGCTTCTCGCTGCCATACTGGGTGTAGCCAAAGTTGTTATAGTATTTCTTTGACCAACTCAGTGTTGGAATGGTGAAAAGAACCTCTCCTCGTCCTCCGAAAGCTGTCCAGATGGCCAAGGTGTTATTAAAAATATGATCATAGCTCATGGATTCAGCCCTCCTCTAAGCTTTTAGTTACGCTGGTGATTCGACCACCGCTATCCACGGTGTAGTTGTATGTCGCTGTTGTTCCATCTGCATATTCAATATAAAAACTCATCATGTCCACCGTTAAGGTGGCCACTTCCTTAAGTAGAAGCTCTGAGAAAATGCTATCGAGAGTAATGCTGGTGATCCTTCCCCCACTATCTGTGGTGTACTGGTACTGGGCATGGTACTGATGGGTATCGCCCTTCTCCACAGTGTAGGTCACATCGATGGTGGATTCAGTCACCACCAGATCAGAAACGATGGTATAGGATACCCCTAGGTCATTCACCTGGTTTTGGATATCGTCAACTGAGCTCCCTACGCTATTTAAAGAGTTCTCTATCCGGTAAAAGGTGTCCGAGATGCTAGGTCTGTACCTCCCGACTTCCACCCTGATGTTGTACCGGTAAAATGGGTTGTATTCTAGGGAGATGATTCTCGTCTTCACGTTGATCCCCAAGGGATTAAATACAATCTGTACATTATCTCCTACAGCGAGGTTTAATAGCTTGAAGAATGAGATGTCATAGGAAGATGCATTCTCCCTGGAATCGTGGGATACCGCTACATTGGTGACATTCTTCGAATCCATCACCGGGATATAGTCAGTGCTTCCCCTGTGACTTCGGATGTTGATGTTATAACCATCGTACTCAATCTCACCACCAAGGATGGCGATGTACTGCATCAGGGCTGCTCTTCTTGAGACTTCCTGGTTAATCTGCATGGTGACGCTCTCTGTAAAATCCACGATGCCTACACTGAAAGGTGTTCCAGAAAGAACTTGAGCAAGTCCTGTAGCAGGATCCCCTGTAAAATCAAACTCCGAGATATTGTACATCTCATGGTTCAGGATGTAAGAGACATGCTCACAGATCACAGAACAGATGGGAAGGCTGCCCTGAAGACTCTTTGATATCTGTACGATTTCGAAATATTGATCATCCAGCTTTGCGATCTGCTTTACCTTAAGTGCTAGTGCTGTTTTGGCAAGTACCGTGAATGAAAGAGTGTACTCTCCTTCCAGGGTTTCTCTGACACCCGCACCCATCACTTTTTTGATGCTTTGAAGCAAAGTACTACCCGCATATATTTCAATCAAGGCTATCCCTCCTCTCTGTTTTAGCTCCCTGCTACTCCAAGATTTCTAACAGTTACTGTATTCTGGTTCCACTGAAGCTGGGCTATGACCCTTGTTAGAATATTTCCGTCAATGGTTAGTGGGATAGTCACATCAAAAACTGCACCTTCAGAGCCACCAAGACTTCCAGAAACTTGAGAGTTTAGATCGAGGTCAAAGTCTGTAGGAATAGCGCCTTGAATGTCTTTTTCAACCCCACTCATGGCCTCAGTGAACCCTTCACCGATACCTTCACTCATGTTGGCACCAATCCCGGCGAACACTTTAGAAGGTGAGCGGATGCCTAGAACACCTTTGACGCCTTTAACAATACCACCGACCATGCTGTCAACTTTTCCTTTCAGCCATCCAATCATGGATGAAATGCCATCCCATAGACCTCTTGCGATATTTCTCCCCACATCATTCATAGAAGGGATAGCTCTCCCAAGACCCGTCACAATTGCCGAGATGATTTGTGGAAGCTGACCAACGAGTTGAGGGATGGCCCTGATTAGTCCTGCTGCCAGTTGAATGGTCAGCTGAAGGCCCATCTCGATAATTTTAGGGAGATTATTTGTGATAAAAGTAATGATGCTATTGATGATTTGGGGCAGTGCATCTATTAATTTTGGTAATGAGTTCAGAAGGCCCTCGGCCAGTCCACTGATGATCTGAAAAGCTGCATCAAGAACCAAATCCAGATTATTGATCAGCGTCTGGGCAATCAGAATCACAGCTTCTACAATGGAAGGAACCAGCTCCGGAAGAGCTTCACCAAGACCCGTGGCAAGGGTCACAATCATCACAAGGGCTGCCTCTACAAGTGATGGGAGGTTGGCGATGATCCCATCCACTAGGGCGAGTACCAGTTGAAGGGCTCCTTCTGTAATCTGAGGTAGGGCTTCAATGAGTCCACCCACAATGGTCATGATGATATTCGTAGCCGCTTCAATAAGCGTGGGTAGGTTATCTAAAATACCACTAACAAGAGCGAGGACAAGGTCAGGTGCCACTTCGGCTATAGCTGCTATCAGGCCAGTCACCACATCTAAGATCTGTGGAAGGATAACTGCAATCTGATCTACTGTTTGTCTTGCCCCTTCTTTTAGCTCTTCTGCAGCTCCTTCTTGACCGGTAATCAGTCCGGTAAGTCCATCAAGGACCATGGTGAAACCAGGAAGAAGCTGTGAGGTGATATTGTTTTTCACACCTGCAAAAGAACGAGTAAGATTATCCATGGCATCGGTGTAGTTCACTGCTGCGTCTATGGATTCATCGCTCATCACCAGACCCAGTTCGCTGGCCTTATTCTTTAGGGCATCCGTGCTCTCTGCCGTTTGATTCAAAAGTGCGCCAAGTTCAACAGAAGACGTACCAAGAAGGTCATTAGCTATAGCAGCTTTTTCACCTTCATCTGCAATGCCCTGTAAGCCTTTTACAGTCATCTCAAAGACTTCTTCTCGGGATTTGCCCTCCAGATCTTCCATAGAAATACCTAGTCTCTTGAACTTATCAGTAGCAGATGCACTTCCATTAATAGCATCATCGACGGTGCTATTGAGTTTCTTCATCCCGGTTTCTAAAGATGAGATGCTTGCACCATTTTGTGAAAGGACATACTCCCACTGTTGATAGCCCTCTCTCGATAGCCCCAACCTTTGACTGGCTTTATCCACTTCATCACCGGCAGCAGCTGCATCACTAGCCATATCATAAAGCTTTTTTCCTGCACCCATCGCAGCTGTTCCGATAGCTGCCATAGCCACTCCAATACCAGTGGCCACACCTTTCATAACAGAGCCAAGTTTCTCAAACTTTCCACCGGAGTCATCTGCTACTTTCGCCGATTCTTTAACTTCATCTCCAAACTTGCCGGCTTTTTTACCCGCATCTTCGAACCCACCAGTTGCTTCATCAAGAGCTTTACTATTTTCATCAAGCTCCCGCTCCATCTTGTTGAGATCAGCGTTTGCGTTGTTTAGCTGGATCTGCCAGGCTTTTGTCCGCTTATCATTTTCACCAAAGGAGTCGGCGGCATTTTTAAGGGCAGATTCTAGGGTGCTTATTTTATTTTTCTGGGCATCAATTTCTTTATTCAGAACTTCATTTCTTGCCGTCACTGCCTGTAGTGATTTATCCTGTTTATCAAATTGGGAAGTGACAAGCTTCATCTCAGAGCCCAGCACTTTGAAATCTCTATTGATCTCTCGCAAACTATTCTTGAACTCTTTTTCCCCTTCAACCCCTATTTTCAGGCCAAAGTTGCTATCACCTGCCATAGTGCCTCACCTCCTCCTCATTAGACGTGAAAAAAGACACCTCCTATGAAGTGTCTCGAAATATATCTAAACCCAAGCCGGGATAATGTCATCGATTGATAGATTGAGCTTCGGCTTTGCGATGCCAATGAACTGCTTGTGGCATTCCCAAAGATCCATCAGGTATCCTATAGGCATCAGCCACACCTCATCTTCTTTACGATTGAGATGGGCTGTGCCGTAGTAGATCAGTCGAGTAAATAACTCCTCATCACTTACCCGACTACCTCGTTTTTTGAGGATTCACTCTCCACGTTTCTCTTGGTGCCCTTCATCATACTGGCCATAATGGCATTCTTGTAGGTCGCTAGATCAAAAGGTGTGGTGAGAAGCTCCACTTCTTCTTCGGTAAGAAGCTCTTTTTTCTGATCCTTATTTCTGATGTTGTGAATCAAGATAGACTGATTGGCCAGGAGCGTAATCAGCCACACAATCTCAGAAAGTGCCATTTCAAAGTTCTCAGTTTTCATGAGCTTCTCGCCCAGGTTCTCAAGACCGCCATATCGTCCAGCAATTTCTTTTGTCGCTTTCGTGGTAAGCACCATTTTAAACTCTGTTCCTCCGATTTCAATGGTGGCGCTTCTATCTTCAGCGCTTTCAGTGAGTTTTACATTTTCATCAACCATTTATCTCCCCTCCATTAAGATACGATAACTGTTGCGACGTCAGTGGTCACAGGATCTGCTCCACTTAGATTCAGCACACAGTAGTAGTAATAGGTATCTGCCACAAGATCCGTCGGGATATCAAAGCTGGCAGAGGTTTCGCCATTAATCGGTGTGCCGCCTGTAGAACTGTCGATGGTGTTTTCATACCACTGATAGGTTACTGGGTTAGATGTATTAGAGCTTGCCACCACAGCGAGACTTCCCGTAATGCTACCAGCAGTTACTTCTGTGAGAGCTGCTGGTTGAGTTGTGATTGTAATCGCCGGTGTTACCGGAGTAAAGTCCGGTTCATACACAGAGGTAAACCATCCAGAAATGGTCGATGATGCAACACCACTGTCTCCCTCAGTGACTTCCGCTTTCCACGGATGCTTACTCTCGCCATCCAGTTTGTTTCGCCTAAAAACCGTTCCTTCTATGGTGGGACTGCTAAATGTAATGGAGTCCCCCTTAGTTGCAAGGCTGGTGGCCGGAACGCTGAAGATAACTCTGTAAAGCCAAAAATATCTATAGCGCCCATTGGCCTTCTTAGCACGAAAGCCGATGGCCACCGGACTTCCTCCATCTTCACTTCTTGAAACCACCACATTGTTGCTGTCAATTTTGCAGCCCGTTAAATCCTGGGCCACGATAGATCCGATATCATCAATCCCAAGTGTCAGTGCACCACTTTTGAACTCCTTCACTACTTCAGAAGCTCCATCATCTGCGTAAAGAATCGCTTCAATCAGCTCCACACTTAGTTCTGCTGTCATGGCTTTTGCCAGAACTTTTGGTGTACCATAGGTTTCGATACCATTTTCATCTTCTGTGATCTTGGCGTAATATAAACTATCCAAACCAATTGTTGCCATGTCCTATTCCTCCTTTAAAATAGCTGAGTCAACTTCAGCTAAAATTTCAATTCGTATTCTCTTGACACATCGATGGCGAAGTGGTGAAAACCGGTATCTTCTTCATATCCCAGATACCTTCTGTCCGTTATGATAAAACCTGCTCCCAGTAGTGCTATTACCAGTTCATTCTTTCTCGCCTGGTAGTTACCCTTAGAAAATAAGGAGAGGCGAACTTCCTGTAGTTCTGCACTTGGCAGATCATCAGCGTAATGATCGAAGATATCACTCATGGGAGTAAGGACCAGATACTCATCCGGTGCCTTTTTACTAAACACGCCCGTTTCAATGGGGATCCCCAAAGGCTCAAGGACCTCGCCTATATCTTTCAAGATACTGTTATACATTTCGCTCGCCCTCCTTATCTTTAAATTTTGCTAATCTCTTCATCCAGCTTTCTTTTCATTGCCTCAATACAGGCGTTCCGGCTGGCTGTTTTTGCCGGTTTTAAGAATGGCTTGGCGGGCTGACCGGACTTTCCATACTCCAAAATATTGGCTATCTTTGCATTTGACTCCCCGTCTTTTCGCGGTTCATCAAAGCCCACCTTCACGTTGTAATTCCCGTCCCGATCCACACCAGCCGGTGTTACACCAAGAGCATCAATCAGTTCTCCTGTTGATCTTGATGGAAGTTTTGTGTCACTTCCAAGGCTCGCCTGGAGATTGGCTTTCACTTTGGCTTTCACCACTTCGCCACCTTCTTTAAGGACTTTCGGGATGATTTCATCGGTCTTCTCAGCCAAGGTCGATACCTTTAACAAAAAATCTTCAGGTAGCTTGTAGGTTGCTCGTGCCATGAAATCACCTCCTAGTCCTTCGTGGCTTCTATCTTTTCTGCTGCTACTTCCAAATAAAATCCCATAATAACCTCAACGCTTAAGACTTTATACTCACCGATGTCACAGCGAATCAGCAAGCCAGGTTCAATCACCACACCAGGAATCCTTCTAAACTGAAAGGTGGCATTGGCTTTGGTGTAGGCGGCCATATTGGCCCACTTTCTTGAACCGTGTCTTTCATCCCTATACGCACGA